AATATAATTCTTTAGATCAACAAACACAGAGATCAGAAAGAAATCAAATTTATGGAACAGAAATACATCCAGCGTTTGATAAACTTGCTGAAAATATAATTAATACATTTAAGTTTACTTATTTTGATTATCCATTCGAAGATATCAAACATGAAGTAGTTGCTTTTATGGTAATGAACATTCATAAATATGACCATACAAAAGGTTCAAAAGCCTTTTCCTATTTTAGTATTGTAGCTAAAAACTATCTCATATTACATAATAATAATAATTATAAAAAATTAAAATCACATGTTAAAATAGATAAAAGTATGCCATCTAAATATAGTACTTTTGTAAGTCAACCTGTACAAGATGATTATACCGATTTTATGAAACAGATGATAAGGTATTTTGAAACTAATATACCTATTATGTTTAAAAAGAAAAGAGATATTGATATAGCATTTTCTGTTATTGAGTTATTGAGGAGAAGGGATGAAATAGAAAACTTCAATAAGAAATCACTATATATTCTTATACGTGAAATGACTAATGTTAATACTAATCATATCACATCAGTTATAAATACTATGAAATCTCATTATAAGAAAATTAATAATTATTACGCTAAATATGGTGAGGTATCATCCAATGTTAGTGGTAGTTTCAGTAAACTTTTCTTTTAATTTTATATTATATCTACAAAAAAAAGCCCGTTATATTTAACGGGTTTTTTTTATTCTGCTTATATTTTTACAAATTTTATATTTATATATGAATAATACTGTTAAAACAAGTATTTGGAGAAAACTATGAAATCTAAAGATGAAATATTTGACGGAAAAACCTTTCAGGATTTGACTAAAGATATATATGATAATCAGAAGAATAAAAAACTTCAACTTGATTTATTAATTCAAGAGATTCACGGGATGATACAAACTCTCGATGACGCTGTTTTAGTTGCTCCTCTTATAAAGGAACTATTTGATGTTGCAGTTAAAAATGATGAACATTTAGTTAAATTGGCTGGAGTATATCAAAGAATATTGTCTAAATCGGCTGGTGGTGATGAAGAATCAATGTTATTATCCGATGCTGAAAAAGAAGATTTAATAAACGCACTTCAGGAAGATGTTAATGATTTACAAAAACGAAGTGATGAAGTTAATATATTAAAAGAGAAAACAGATAAAGCTATAGGAAATTAATGATATGGGATCACAATTTGTAAAAACGAAAGATTCGAGAAGAAGGGGTAGAGGTCCATTTGCCAGTAGTCAACGAAGTGAAATATTTCTTCAATTTGTTCCTGGACAAGTGACTGATGTAGCTACAAACCCACAATCAAAAGCTTGGCAAGCAGAACCAGATCAAAATTCTATACTAGCTAAATCACATATTAAAGAGAATGAAACAGTATGGAGATTATTCGGTAGTGATAAAAGATATACACCTCTTTTAAGAGGACAAGTAGATGTTCCTGTAATTGGAGATCCAGTTTTATTATGTACCTTTGGTGGTGTTAGATATTATTTAGGACCTTTAAATACACAAAATTCACCCAATCATAATTTAGATCCTTTTGGTATAAATCAATCAACACCTCTTATAAATGGTAAAATTGTTGGTAGTAAAGCCCAACAAAAAGATTCGAATGGTAATATCATAGAAGGATTTATTGATACCACAGGAAAATTTATAAAACAAACAATGAAAGAACTTTGGGGTGAATCACCAAATTTTGTAAAATCATCATTTAAAAGATTGGAAAAACCATATATAGAGGAACTTGATAATCCTAGAGGTACAAAGAAGGGTATTAAAGATATTCATGGTGATATGATTTTTGAAGGAAGACATGGTAATAGTATCAGACTTGGTAGTAGAGATCAACATCCAAATATTATTATATCAAATGGTAGATCTAGATTTAATAGTATAGAATCTATGAATGACGGATCTTTATTAGCTATGTTATATAAGGGTTCTATATTAACTCACTTTCAGTTTGATGCGGAAATAGATGAAACAGCGAGTGAGGATATGTCTATAGTGGATAAACCATTTGTATTGGCTAGTGATTCTAAGCCGGAAGTGAAAAGGTTTATTGGTGATGCATTATTTAATTATCAGTATGATGGTCCTCAAACAATTATGTCATCTGATAAGATAGTATTAAATTCGAAAGGTCAAGGGGGTTTAATATTATCATCACTTAATAATACAATAATTGGGTCTGGTACTGATATACAAATTATTTCTGATAACTCTACTATTATAGAATCAGAAAATATTTTTTTGGGTAAACAAGCTAAAAAGAAAAGAGATGATGGTGAACAAGTTGAATCTTTAGTTTTGGGTATAAAACTAAAAGATTTTTTAATTGAATTAATTGATACTTTAAAGGAAGCTAAATGTACATGTCAATCAGCACCACTACCACTTGTAGATTCAAAAATGAAACCAATGATAACTAAATTTGAGGGTTTAATTAGAAAATTAAAAAAACCAGAATTTTTAAGTGATTATCACTTTATAGAAGACAATGAACAGAAACAATAGAGGTTAACATGAAAAAGAAAACAAATATAAGAACATTAATAAGAGCAATAGTTAGAGAAGAAGTTGCGATGGCTATTGGTGAAGTAATAACTGAACTGAAACAACCATCAAAAGTGAAACAACAAGTTTCTAAACCAAAACCTAAAAAGAAAATAGTTGAGAAAAAACAATTTTCAAAAAATTCTATAATCAATGAAGTGTTGAATGAAACTGCACAAGATGATGAATGGAAAACGTTGGGTGGTGGAACTTATGATTCGAGTAAGGTGAATGATATTATGTCATCACAATATGGTGATATGATGGGTGGAGATAGTGGTAAAGTAAATGCTGACGCTATGGTTGCTTCAATGGGAGTACACCCAGACAAAGCACCAGAAAGTATAAAAAATGCACTTACAAAAGACTATAGTGGGTTATTAAAGGCTATGGATAAAAAAGTAAAAGAGAAGAGACCATAATGGGATTAACTAAAGATTTAGAAAAAGCCTGTGTAGAAGGATTAGGACCTCAAGCCCAAGATGCTGGTAGATGTCCTGAAGTAGCAAAACTTCAAGCTGATGCTATAGAAAAATTTTTAAAAGCTCAAGATTTTACTATAACACAGATGAAAGCTATTTTACAATTGGAGGAGTTAAGAACTCAAACATTTTTAACTGCTGATATTAATCCTACTGCACAATATATAACTGCAGCTGGTGCACCTGCACCATTGATAGGTTCAAGTAAAGGTGTTAAAATACCAGCTTTAAATTTAAAAAAAGGTGGTGGTGATTCTGTAAAGCCATCTCAAGGGGGTTTATTAATTACAAAGGGATATGCATATATAGGTAGAAATCCTGTGAGTGCAAATGAAACCAATGAAAGTAATACTTTAGTTAAATTAAAACAAACAAAATCAGGAACTAAATAATGGCTATATTAGATCAAAGTAAAAAACCATACTTGGTAGATAACGATGAAAGACAATTCATTGGAATAGAATTACCCTTCAACAAATCGGATGGTATTGATGGGTGGTTTAAATCTACTGAAATTACATTGGATGCTGTTAAACAGAATATAAAATTGTTGTTAATGACTGAAAGGGGTGAAAGATTAATGCAACCAACTATTGGCTTAAGTTTGAGAAGCTTATTATTTGAACAGATTACACCGGACAATATAAATAGTATAAAAATGGAATTGATGACAACATTTGAATCTCTATTACCTTTTATTGATGTGAATAATATAGATATTAATACAACTGGTATGGACGCATTAGGTAGAAATACTATTGCATTAAGAGTTGATTTTTTTCTGAAAAGAGATCCAAATACATTGAGTTCAGTATTGGTTGACTTATAAAACTTATTAGGAGAATAGAATGCCTTATAACGATAAAGAATATAAAATTAGTAATGTAGAGTATATGAATAAAGATTTTGCGGATTTCAAAAATACTCTAATGGAGTATGCAAAAGCTTATTTTCCGGATACATATAAGGATTTTAATGAAACATCACCTGGTATGATGTTAATAGAAATGTCTGCGTATGTTGGTGATGTACTTTCATTTTATATTGATCAACAATATAAAGAAATGATGTTATCTCTGGCTCAAGAGAGGAGAAATGTAGTAAATATAGCTAATATGTTAGGTTATAAAGTAAAACCAACATCTGCTGCAGTAACAACACTAACTGTAACTCAAGAGGTCGGTGTTGATTCGTCTGATTTAAATGATTTAAAACCAGATTATTCTGATTGTTTAACCTTAGCTGAAGGAATGGTAATATCATCAGATTCAGATGCTACTATTAAATTTAGAACCACAGATGTGGTTGATTTCACGATTAGTGGATCAAATGATGTTGCTCCCGAACCCATTACATTTGATGAGAATGGAATCGTTACATCGTATATTATGAAAAGACAAGTACCAGCTACTTCCATAGAAGAAAAAAGAAGAAGCTTTACAGTTGGTAGTCCAACTAAATTTTTAAGGCTTACATTGGAGGAAAGTAATGTTATAGGTATAGGTACAGTTATTGATGAATCCACAGGAAATAAATGGCACGAGGTTGAATTTTTAGCTCAAGATAGAGTTCCTATTGAAACACATTATACAAATGATAACGATAGAGATACGGCATATTCTTTTACCAACGATGTTGCAACAACATCTGATCCTGTTCCATATTCATTAAAATATTTAAAAACATCCAAAAAATTTGTTGTTGAAATAAACTCTGAAGGGAAAACATCATTGGTATTTGGTAATGGTGTATTAAGAAATCAAACAACAACATTGACTGAACTTGATATATTAGATACTGCAGGTGTAGTTTTACCTGACGGATCTATAGATGATGTAGATATATCAATAGATCCTTTGAGAGCTAACGATAGATTAACTTTGGGTGAAGCCCCATTTAATACTACAATACAGGTTATTTACTATGTGGGTGGTGGGATTAAATCAAATGTTGCCGCGAATGATTTAAAATCTATAGATACCTACGCACTTATTAACGGAGTTGAAACAGGAAAAAATTTATCTGTAACAAATACAATTCCGGCTCAGGGAGGACAAGGGGAACAGAATATAGAAGATATTAGACGGGGTGCAAAAGCACACTTCGCATCTCAAAATAGATGTGTAACAAAAGAAGATTATGAAGCTAGAACACTAGCGATGCCT